CTCATTTCTTCGATGGTCATGGTTTCAGATCCCTGCATTGCTTGATGGCGTCGTCGATGGCTTTACGCATCATCGGCCATTCCTCTGGGTTGATGCTGACTTTACCATGGCCATCAGCAGATTGACTTACCTCGACGTACTCACCGCCGCCTTCATCGACGATCTCAATGTCGGTGCATTCCATGGAAAGCATATGGTCGTCGGTAGGTGACAGCACCCATTTGATCGGTCGCAGTTTCATCTTCCCTCCAACCATTTCTCCAAGTCATGGATTTCATCGATCTTGGCTTCGAGTTCTTTGATGCGTTTATTCGCTCCAGCCAGTTGCCTCTCTAGCTGACGGGCGAAGCCAGCCTTCACGAAGTGCTGGAACGCCACGGTGACAACCGGCTGTCGGTCTGTGCGCGGTGTTTTGCTGACGACCTTTTTGTTGGCGTTAACAAGATGGCTCACAACTTCACCTCCTTCTCATTCCACAGCAACAAGTCAGCGCGGAGAGCGTCGTTCTCCTGCTCCAGTTGTTTCACCCGATCCTCCAGCTTGCGGACATCGATTGCGATTGCGCGGAGTTCGCGTCGGTCGTCCCACCAAATGGGAATCGGTTTTTCGGCGATATTCAGGATTCGTTCTTCAATGCTCACGGCTTGGCCTCCTTGGCTTTGAACCAGTTCTCGGATGCGCTACGGCAAGCCCGACAAGGCCCACCGCATCCACACCCACATCCCAGTCGTTCTTCGACTGCATCCCCCGCTGCCTCCAACCGTTTGATCCGACGGTTTGCCGCGTTGAGTTCGCACTCAAGTTTTGAACACTCGCTGGCTACCGCTACTGCTGGATCATGTTCGTCCAACCTAGCTCTGTCTGTCCTCGGTGTATCGCTCACAGCTTGGCCTCCTTGGCTTCTGTCCAAATTCTAACTCTGGCCGCATATTCAAAGGGGTAGATTGCTTCATCCCCCGCTGCCTCCAGCCGCTTGATGCGGTCTTTTAACCGCAGGTTCTCCTCATCCAACAATTGCTGCTGCCGGATGATTGTATTGGCTTCGTTGAGTTCGCGTTCGAGCCTCCTGCACAGCAGCCCCAACTCGGCTACGTTGTGAGGTGTTGAGTCTGATATCGGTGTATCGCTCACTTGCCATCCCTCGCTTTGAGCATCGCGTCAGCGATGAGGTATGCCATTGCTGCGGAGTTATCCATGTTTTCATACCATCCCACTTCGTTGATTGCCTTCGCCGCGAAGTAGTCGCGCATTGAAATACCATGGTAATTGATTGCTGGAGTAATTCCGTCCCATTGCGTTGTATGTGGAAACGCCGGTCCTCCGTCGTTGATTGGTTGGTTGCTCATTTGGTTTCCTTTCCTTCCAAGTACTCACTGACCGCTTCATCTGCTACGTATTGCAGTTTGTAGCCTTTGCGCTTTGCGTATTCCTTCAATCTCCGATGCGTGTCGTCTGACACGACGAACATCTTGGCAACGGGACGTTTGGGTTTGGGTTTCATCGCCTGTGCTCCTTGATAATCTGGGCCACGAACCTGCGCTTGCAGCCGATGGCCCGGGCCACGGTGTCGGTGTCGGCACCGTTGTCCCACAGCCGGTAGGCCAGCTCGCTGTCGAAGGCCTCGACCGGCTGCGCCCAGTTCCTCGACAGTTCCCTGGCCTTCGGCTCCGGGAATGAGATCCAGCCCGCGGCCACGGCGCTGGTGATGGTCTTCTTGGTGATCACTTGAGGCCCTCCGCAATCATAGCGTGCTCGAGGATCAGCACAGCGTCCGCGGTCTTCAGCGTAATCGTCAGCCTCGGCTGCCGCTGCTGCGCGATCTGCTTTAGGTGAGCCTTCCACCGGTCGCCGTGCGTGGCCTTGGTGCCTGCCTGGATGGTCTTCTGCCAGGTCTGCGGCGGCACCTCGATCACCCGGGTCTTAGTGCTTGCGATCAGTCCGTGCAGGAATCCCACATTGCGCCCGAAGTTGAACATGGCAGACCCGGGAGCGCCCTTGCCGCCCACATAGCCGCCCACCTTCTCGATGTAGACCACGTCGGACACACCCAGCCTGTCCAGCACCAGGTCGCGCACATCGGCGTCGGTGGCAGGCATGGCGTCCAGCGTCACACCGCTGGGGCCGTAGTGCGCCAGGCCGCCGGACAGGCCCGGGTCAATGGCTAAGATCCGTTTCACTTCGATGCCTTTCGGAGCCAGGCCTGAATCGCCTTGTCGGCCACGGCCTGCAGTTTGAGGCCGGCGGCGAGGCAGTAGTCGCGCAGGGCCTTGTGGGTGGTGGGTGTCACGTTGATGGTTTTCGGTTTGGTCATTTCAGTTGCTTCTTAACCTTGGCCCAGTAGGCCTCGGTGGCAGATTTGCGGTCCCCGGTCGGACCCCCATTCCAACGGCGGGCCAACTGCTCGGTGGTGGCTCCGCGGCCGTAGTGCTTCAGGTAGGCCTCGCACACAGCCCGGGCCGCCACCCGGTTGGTCATCTCGGAGTGCCGGTAGTGGCTCCCGGTGATCCGGTTGACGTCTAGGACAACGGCCTTGTGGATCTGGAGGCAGCCAATGGCCCGGCCTTGGTCACCGATGGCCTGATCGTTGCCGCTGCTTTCGACGATGATGAGTGCGCTGATGAGGTTGGAGATGGTTGGCATTTGATTTTAGTAAAATCCATGTTGGTGTTAATCAGAAACATTGCCGCTTTAAATTTAAACGTAATTCCATGTTTATCACAGTATCGCTTTGTTTTAGACTTAGCTTTGTCGGGATGTGTAGCACACACTATAAAAAGCTGGCCTTTTCCATATACCTCAAAGACCCATTTTCCTCTGCTTGGAACCCAATACATAAATGATGTTTGGCTGTGCGCGTTGGCCAGTCGCGCCCCTGGTTGGGTGGTATTGGCCCCACCCGGGCCTAAAGTGTGTCAGTCAATGTAACCGCCGCTTGCTTGGTAGTTCTTGCTACGTTCCTGCTGCTTCGCTGTCTGGTAAGTTCCGCCGGACGTTTCCCAAAGCTGATTCAGGCAAGCCAGTTGTTGTTCAGCAAGTTCAGACGACTTTCCTTCTGACTTTCTACGAGTGATCCGCTCTTGAAGCATATCAACCGCGGCGCTGATTGATCCGCTGTTGTCGATCAGTTCATTCGCTGCCGTTAGAATCGCGTTGCTCATGGTGTTTTGCGTTGGACTTGATTGGACCGACGGCCGTCAAGTTGCCACAGAGGCAGACATGAGTCTACAGAGAAAACCATTTTTCTGTAGATTTTGAAGAAAACCCAATGTTTGCAGGGGTCAAACAGGGGTCACTCGGGGCAGAACTTGGCCTCGAACTCGGCCCTCGAGCGCACGTAGATCGTGCCGTTGTCGATGCGGCGGTAGACCACCACGGGCCACCGCAGCTCGCCCAAACGCAGCTCCGCTGTATCGGCCAGTATTTCGACCACTATCGCCCGGTTTGTCCGGTTGCGGTAGGTCACGGCCAGGCGGTGTAGACCACAGTGCCCTGGCCGTTGGCGTCGACCAGCTCGGCAGCGTTCACGCCCTTCAGCTTGGCCAGTGCGGCCAGGAGCTGCGTGTCGTTGGTGGCATTGGCGATGCAGGTCGACACGATGTCCGCGTCGTCGTAGGAGGCCGACAGGTTCTCCTTGGTGCGGTCGCGCCAGACGCGCACCACTCGACCGTTGGAGAGGTTCACGCGCCGCATTGATTCGACGCAGGGGAAGGTGTGTTTCATGGGGCCTTCAGACTATGTCAACGTGACAGATTTCCAAGTTGTTCCGTTGTGAATGTGCAGGGTGTTGCTGTTGGTGTTGAAGAACATAGGCACATTGGTCCCACTCACGTTGGTCGGCGTGCCCGATGGATTGCTGGATGCTGCCGGGATGTAGACAAACCCGTCGATCATCGAGCTGCCGCCAATCGGCCCAATGAAGTCGCCGCCCGACTGGCGGTAGCTCGCCCCCTTGATCAGCTTGCCGGTGGCACCATTGAACAGAACGAAGTCGCCATCCGTCGCGCTGCCGGGTCCCACCAC